GTTTGTGTTCCATAGGAACGGTCAATATGAATACCAATCTTGTCAGTGATAAAAATCAACGGTTCAATGAAACTTTTCTCATACTGTATATCATAGTCGATATACTTGTGAATGTCAAGTTCTTTTGGAACATTAGTAATAAATGATATTACGTTTTGTCCAAATGGATTTGGTTGTCGTAACTGAATAAATTTTATCTTGTCACCTTCCTGTATCAAAGGATAACGATTACCAAGTTTGTTTTTATTGATAAGGTGGTTATAGAGTAATGCACCTTTCGTATGCATTGGTGTTCCCTTCTGACTGATAGAATGAGAAGAACCAAACTTCTTGATACCATTCACAGAACGAGGAAACGCAATCTCTTCGATTGGCATATTGATAAACTCTTTACGAAAATCTTGAATAAATGTATTCAGTTCTTTCTCCGTACCAGACATGATAATCTTCAATGCCTGTTTAATCTTCTCACGACAAGGTGCAGGCGTAGATGACTTGACTGCCTCAATACCCATAATCTTGAGTTGTGGTTCTTGATATCGAACACCCTCAACATCCCATGCATTCAGAATGTATCTTTTCTTTGCAGTCCAGATACCTTTGTCTGCAATCACTTCTCGTTTCATCTGCATCTTTTGGTCATAGGCTTGAACATAGTCTGCAAGTTCTTTGTATGACTTGTCAATAAACGGTTCAATCTTTTCCTTTGCAATCGTGTCAAGGAAACCAACAACGTCATTTGGTTTTACTTTGTCAACAAGTGCATCGAATGTAACGTAAATAGAATCTGTATCAGATGCAATTACATAATCATCATTAGTACCTAACAGTTTGTTTAGATACTGATTAACCTTCTTTTCAACCCAACGAATAGACAACTGACCAGCAGTTGTAATACCTTCTGCAATCGCAAGGTCATAATATCTGAAGTACTGATTACCAATCGCACCATAAGCAGAGTTCAGTGAAATCTTTCTTGCCATCTGAATGTTATGATAACGACTTATGTACTTTTGATACTTGGGGTCTTTGGTGTCAACATAATCTTGTTTTGCCTGTAACATCTTTTTCTTGTAGATAGTACGGTCATCATAGATATCTTGCATCATCTCTGGAAGGAAACCCCTCTTGTCAGTGCGATACAATGCACCATTTGGTGTAATAGTACATCTCTCTGGAATATCAATTGGTGTTTCTTTCAACATCGTATCTACATCAAGTTTCATGTAGTTACCAGTAACAAGTGTTTCTGGTGACATATTGTATTGCATAATCAAGTGTGGATACAATGAGTTCAAGTCAAACGACATAACCCATTTGTGTTGACCAACCTGTGGGTCTTTCACATATGCACCTTCATACTTGTCAGACTTTGCTGAGAATGATTTTTGAGGAACAACAACTTTCTTGTTCTTGAGGTAGTTATGAATCATGACATCCCAATACTTAACTGTACCGAAAATATCTTCATAGTTGACCTTTGCCTCGTAGGCCATAGTAAACAATAACTGTAATAATCCCAACTTATCTTCCAGACGGTCAACAAGTTCAACGTCAACAATGTTGTAGTCAATGAATGATTGATAGTCTTTTGTATACCAATCTTTGAAAGTATCATATGGGTTTTCATTCTTCTTCTCACCCAACTCCACAAAAGCAATGTGGTCAAGACGATATGATTCTTGATTTGTATATGTGAATTTGCGATATAGTGCAAGATAGTCAAGGTTTGCAACACCACCGATATCATATGTCTGTTGTTGTCTACCGTGATTGTAAACAGAACGTGCATTGACAATACCCCAAGGAGAAAACTCTTTCGCTCGGTCTTCACCAAGAACCTTGGTAACACGATTGACTAGAAACGGCATATCAAAGAATTCTGTATTCCATCCAGTGACTACATCTGGATAATGTTTAACCCAGAAGTTCATGAACTGTGCAAGTAGTTCATTCTCATTGGAACAGTTGATGTATGTTACATCTTCTCTGTCATTTTTGTAATCACCAATACCCCAAACAACAATCTTCTTGGTTGTCTGATTTTTGATAGTGATAGAAAGCATTTCTTCTTCTGCTTTCTCTGGGTCTGGGAAACCATTTTCACACTGTGTTTCGATGTCGATTGTAACCACAAGAATCTTGTCACCATCCCAATCTACTGTATGAGGATATGTGTCAGCAAGATATGTGTATGCAAATCTATCCAATCCAAAAACTAGATGGGATTGGTTTTCGTATTGTTTGATGAATTCTTTTGCACCCTTGATTGTGTCATGTTTGTATGGCATGACATTCTTACCGTCAAGGGTTTTCCATCCAGTTTCTTTCTGGACAGGAACATACAAAGTTGGTGAGTACTTAACCTTGTGATTAAGTCTCTCACCATTCTTGTATTCTCTTACGAGGATTTGATTGCCCCATTGGACAACATTAGTATAAAAACGCATAATATAGTTATATCACCTTATTGTGTGATTGTCAAGAGAAAAGATTCTTTTGTTCTTCTTTGAAGTACTTATTAATCATTTCAAGTCTGTCATCTGCAGCTGCAAGTTTATTCAACTCTTCAATAACTGCTTCTGTTACGTCAGAATGCTCGCCAATACCAGCGGGCATTGTTTGGTATACTTTAATATTTGCAATATGTACTGCAACTTCTCCTTCGGCCTGCTTCCTTGCAGCCTCCATAATGTAATCGCCTGGTTTCATAATTACTCACTTTCTTTCTTTTTTCCAATGTTATATTTTGTTTCAAGTTTCCAATCGTTCTTTTCCTTGAAACTGATTACTTTGATTTGAGACAGGGGTGCTGCCTCGACTTTTGTTGTTCCCACAACATCTACCAATCCCCAATCTGTTAAAAGATTAGTGATTGTATTCCTTCTTGCAATATCATTTTCAGACAAGTTTGTATCCTTGCCGTCTAATGCAAATAATTCTTTGAAATGTACAATGTAATATTTACCTTGCTTATGCAAGATATGGCAAGACTGAAAGAGTGTTTTATCTTTGCGAGAAGCAACTCCAATACGAGACAAGGTTTCTCTAACCTTGAGGAAATCGTCTGGTTCATTCAGACGGACTTCCAACATCTCCTCTGGACTCCACGATGTTTCATTCATTTTCTTCCACCTTTATTCAATTTACTTTTTATAAGGGCGATTTGTTCATCATCTAAAACATCCAGAGCGGCCTTGGCCTTCTCGTTACTGTATCCGAAATATTCTTTTACATACTCTAAGTTTTTAGACTTCTTCGCCTTCATCCAAGGAGCATATCGATTCATACTCCTTAAACTATTTAGTAAAAAGTCATATTGTAGTTTGTTATCAAGGTGGTGAAGTTCATTCAACTCATTAACAAGAAGACATTCTTTCATACCTGTAGGAGCAAGACATTTGTTGATAATGAAAGCAGGATACTTCTTTTCCCACATTTCATCTTCACCTTCCATAAGGTTTTCTTTTGTCTTGTTGATAGTCTTTAAATATTCCTTTAGTTCGTAACTCATTTGAAAGGAACTTCTATCATCATCTCCGTGAGACAAGCCAAGAGATTAATTTCTTGGTCAGCAACAAAGGCAGACTTATAAGAATAATTCCCAAGTATGAGAACACAGTGAGGAATAGCGCTGTCTGGTACATTACCAGATAGACTATCATAAACCCTACGATATATCCTATGAGGGTCATTGTCCAGATTATGAACAACCCACTCTCTACAACTCTTGAAGTCTTTATCCTTGATAAATGATACAAGTTCTTTGATAGAAGTGTCTGATAGATTGACGAGGATTCCAGCATCAATATTACCTGTTGCAGAGTATCTTTGTAGTTCGTTGAGACATCTTCTCCAATCTGGGAAAAATTTGTTGATAAGTTCTGCCACAACTCTTTCATCCGATTTAACATTTTCAGTCTCCAAAATGTGTTGTACACGTTTCATGAAACCCATTGCAAGTTGTGGTTTCTCTGCATTTGGAATACGAAACTCCACTGTAGAACACCGACTGTGCAATGGTTCAATAATACGATTTCTGAAGTTACAGGTTAGAATGAAACCACAGTTTCTACTAAACTCCTCAATAAAACCACGCAACGCAGGCTGTGTGGATTGTGGATTTAGATAATCTGCCTCATCCAGAATAACGTATTTGCGTTTACCATCCATAGAAACAGTACTCGCAAAGTTTTTGATTTTAGTTCGTAACATATCAATACCAGATTCTTCCGAACCGTTTATCATCATGTAAGTACAACCAATCTGTTCCAACATTGCTTTTGCAATTGTAGTCTTACCAACACCAGCAGTGCCTGTAAGTAACAAGTTTGGAATTTCTTCGTTGTCTACGAACTGTTGAAATGTCTGCTTAAGTTCACTTGGAAGTATACATTCCTCAATCGTCTGAGGCCGATACTTCTCTACCCATAATATATCATCCATATTAAGCAGTCTCTAGTGCTATGTAGTATTCAACATCCTTACTAACATTCTTAAAACGTGAGATACCTTTTTCAGATACCTGTACGTCATAATCACCAGATAAGAGTTTAAGATTTTCTACTTTGAAATAGAACTTCTTACCCTTTGCTGGACTTTCTGCACCAACTTCAATACTGAAACTATTTGATGTATCGTTCTTACGGTCACTTACACGCAAGTCCATGATACTATCAGTACCAATATCCAGAACCATATCTGGAGCACCAAGAACTGCCGCAGCCTTCATTACTTGATTGAATGTATCTTTGGTCAGAGTAAACTCTGCATCCACAGACGGCATACTGATTTCTGTCTTTGGTGTTGTTACAACAGATGGGTCAGAATAGAAGTAGGTCAAGTCTTGGGCACCTTGTGCAATTCTAACACTCTGGTCATTGAACGTGAGTTCTGGGTCATTGAATAGAGACAATGCAGACAAGAACTCATTCAAGTCATAGATTGCAAAGTCGCTGTCAAATGTATCAGGCACAGTTGCAGTAGATACAATGTTCTTCATTTGAGACATTGTTGCAATTCTGTTTCCTGTTGTCACTAAAAGGTTCGCATTGATAGACGCATAGTTCTTCAGTACTTCCCTTGTATCATTACTAAGTTTCATAATATTATTTCTCCATCATATCGTGATTGTGTAGTGCCATTATACCATAATGAATCACTTTTAGCAAGTCTTTTCTGTTCTTGCCATCTTTTTTTCCGTATCGTTGTGAATATTTTAGAATATTCCCAATACAGAAACCTTCACCATGTCCACTGTCCATGATAAATTCTGTTGCTTGAAATTTATTGTGCGAGTAGTGAGAGGCATATGTACTGTCAATGTACTCTTGCATCTCGTTCAGAATTTCGTCTTCTGAATATTTGTAGTCAATCTTTTTCACATTTACATCCTATAAGTTAGATGGGGGGCGAACCCCCCATCTGGTGCTACATTTAGTATGCGTACTTTGTACCAAGTACAGACGCAATACCAGCGGCAATGATTTCCTTTGAAGGAGTTCCCATTCTATACGCAACACCTTTTGCAGTGTCATTAGTATAGATACAGTTACCTTCTGATTTCAAAGTGTCAATCATTTTAGTTGGTGAAGTAAGGTCAAACCTTGTTCTCAAAGTCTTCCACGTTACATTTTCACCTTTTGACAAAAGGTTGAATACCTTCTGCTTTTTGCTTAGTTTTTTATAGCTCATAATTTCTCCATATTTTATTAATTGAGTATTCACATCATATCAAATAAGAACCCATTTGTCAAGGGGTTTATTTGATTTTAATCACTTGAGGTTTTTTCTCTTCTGGTACAATTCTTTCTAAATCAATAGAAAGCATACCATTATCGAGTTTTGCACCATTTACAACAATATCATCTGCAAGGGTAAACTTCCTAGTGAAGTTCCTTTGAGAAATACCTTTATAAAGGGTTTCCTTTTCCTGTTTCTCCTTAACTGATTTAACAGTAAGAAGGCCCTCAGCAAATTCAATTTCGATATCATCCTTACCGAATCCAGCGAGTGCCATTTCAATAGTGTAATTGTACTCATCTGATTTTTCGATATTATAAGGTGGATACCCTGTTGATTCTGCTTGATGGGTTACATAGTCAAACAGTCTATCAAACTGTCTGTCAAAACCCACGGCATAAGGCGTCATGTGATTATAATCGAATGCCTGAAGGGCATTCCTAAGTGTGCTTAAGTTAGTCATTTTTATCTCCTTTATTAAGCAAGATTAATAAACGTAAACCGATAATTCGCATTTACGTCTATATTTATATGGGGATTGAAAACCAAA